GTACGGACGGCTTCGGCCAGGCTGTACGCACGTATAGCACCTTAGCGCAGGTATGGGCTAAAGTAGATTACCGAGGAACCCCTAAAGAGGGGGAAGATACCGAGAAGCTAACGAGCTTAAATAAGGTGCGCTTTACGGTACGCTACCGCAGCGACGTAGACGCCACAGTAAAGATAAGCTGGGGCGGTAAGACTTACGAAATTGAAGGCGTAAGCTTAGAGGGTAGAGAGCGCTACCTTATTATAGATACTGTACTAAGGGACTAATGGCTGTAACGGGTACTAAAAGCGGAGGCTTTTTAAACGCTAAAAAAGAGGGTATTTACTTTGAAGTAGACGGCCTAGAAAAAGCGCTAAAGAAACTAGAGAAGCTTAAAGAGATAGACCGTAAGAAAGCTAGACAGTTTAAGGCGGGTATAAAAAGAGCTGCTAGGCCTTTAGTAAAAAGTGTTAAAGCTAGTATAAAAGACAGTAACCGAAACGACGAAGGTAAAAAGGTGCGTAAGGGTTATAACGATACTGGCGAAATAACAACAAAGAAGAAGGTAAAAGAAGTTAATTATAAACCGGGTAACCTTCGCAGGTCTATAGGTTTTGTACCTTCAAGAATGAAGGGAGCGCTAGTAGGTTACGTAGGTGCTCGCTTTGGTAGTAAAGCAGGTAAGACCTTCGACGGGTATTACGCAGCTATAGTAAACTACGGACTAAAAAGAGGTCGCGCTAAGGCACCTACAAAAAACACGCGTAACGTGGACTACGCGCTAAAAGGACACCAAAAAGCAAAAGCGGTAACGCAGCAGCTTTTATATAAAGAAGTACAAAACATTATAAATAAGAGCTTATACGAGCTCAGTAGATAATGAACGAAGGAAAAGCTATTTACTCTATACTTACCAGCGACAGCGACGTAAACGCTATCGTAGGTACTCGCGTTTATCCGCAAATAGCAGCCCAAGAGGCCGCCTTTCCTTTTGTTGTATATGTATTACAAAATGTAGACCCTAGCGACACTAAGAGCGGGGTAAGTACTTTAGACGAGGTACGCTACGACATTATAGTAGCTAGCGAAAACTACGCAGAGGCTAGCGATTTAACGGGTAAAATACGAACCGCTTTAGATCGTTACAGCGGAACCGTAGCGGGTGTAGTTATTGATTCTATACAGTTTATAGACTTAGACGTAAATAACGACCCAGGAACGGAAACCTACCTAACGAATACAGAGTATATAATAAGAGTTAAGCGATGAAAATAACACTAACAAAAAAAGTAACACTACCCCACGGAAAAAAGGTAGACAAAGGTCTAACTTTAGAGGTAGTAAATGAATACGGCCTAGAGCTTATAGAAGCTGGTAAGGCTGTAGAATTTGGGGCCGAGGCTCCCGTAATAATTGAAGAACAAATAAATAATCTAGATTAAAAATGGCAACTACCGGAATTATGAACGGAACCCTCTTAGGGGTATACGTAGGAAGCACTCTAATAGCTCACGCTACTGAGGGCTCTATCTCTTTATCAATGGACACGCGCGACGCGACCAGTAAAAGCTCTAGCGGTACTCGCGACTTATTAGAGGCTACAAAGTCGGGTACTATCTCAGTATCTGCGCTTTACGCTGAAGATGCAGCTTACGGCGTCGATGACCTTATGACATCTTGGGCGGCACGTACAGCGATCGTAGTTAAATTCTCTACCGAGGTAACGGGCGACCATTTTTGGTCTGCTTCTGCCTATATAACTTCGTTAGAGGTTAGCGCAGGTATGGAAGATAACGTAACGTACTCTGCTACATTCGAGCTTACGGGCGCGATTACTTACAGCAATAACTAATAGTACAACACAAACACTTAAAGCAAATGGTTAAACACGTAGAAATAGGAGGAGTAAGCAGGCCGGTTAAATTCGGTTTCGCTGCCCTTATGGAATTTACCGAAGAGAACGGCTATACTATGGCTGACCTAGATAAATTAGGCGAGAATATGAAACTTAAGGACGCGCTCTTTTTAGTGTGGTGTGGATTGAAGCACGGCGCTAGAGTAGAAAAGCAACCTTATAAACATACGATCGAAGATATAGCAGACTGGCTAGACGAAAAGCCCGAAGCTATGGAGCAGGTACTAAACGTGTTTAGCTCTAGCTTTAATTCCTCGGAAGAGGAAAAAAAGTAAACGGGGCGCCGGGTGAAGGCCCGGCAGCCCCTTTAACTTTTGACTATTACCAGGAGCTAGCTTTAGGGCAGCTTAGCTGGACGCCGGCGACCTTCTACGAAGCGACGCCTAGAGAGTTAGAGAACGCCCTTAAGGGCTTCTTTAATTTATACGAAGTAGGCCAGCAGCAAAGCTGGGAGCGTGAGAGGTGGAGTACTACGGTACTGGTAAACCTACAGCTACCAAAAAACAAAAAAGTAAAAGCTACGGATTTAGTCCGCTTCCCTTGGGAAAATAAACACAAAGGCCCAAAGCTAACAAAACAAGAAGCTAAAGCAATACTAGCAAAATGGCAAAAAGGACAATAGCGAGTACTAACATTAGCATAGGTGCAAACCTTAGCGGCCTCCAGCGAGGCCTTAAGATAGCACAGCGCAGCCTCCGTAAGTTCGGAGGGCAGGCTAAGCGTATAGGTAGTAATATTACGAGTAGTGTTACCCTACCCTTTGCCGCTGCGGGTGCTGCTGGCGTTAAGATGGCTACCGACCTAGAGAGCAGTTTTAGCAAGATAGAGAACCTCGTAGGTATTACGGGTAAGGCTCTAGACGATTTTAAGACCTCGGTAAGAAACGTAAGTAGCGAAACTGGTAAGAGCCAGCAGGAGCTAAGCGAGGCACTCTTTACGGTTAGCTCCGCAGGTTTACGCGGCGCTGAAGCTACGGAAGTTTTAGAGAGATCCGCGAAAGCCTCAGCTATTGGCTTAGGAGATACGCAGCAAATAGCGCAAGCCCTTACCGGGGTTATGCAGGCTTACGGCAAATCGGGAATGACGGCAGCGCAAGCGACCGACACTTTAACCGCTATCGTAAGAGAAGGTAACCTAGAGGCGGAAGCTTTAGCCCCTACCCTTGGTAGGGTAGTAGGTATAGCTTCACAGCTTGGCGTAAGCTTTGAAGAGGTAGGCGCTAATATCGCAACCTTTACCCGTTTAGGTGTACCAGCCGAGGAGGCCGTAGTAGGTTTACGCGGTATTATGGCTAGCTTCTTAAAGCCTACAGCTGACGCTAAAAACGCTCTAGCTACTTTAGGAATGACTGCGGAAGACCTCCGTAACCAAGTAAGCGAGGAAGGTTTACAAGCTACCCTAGCTAATTTAATGACCGCCTTTGAAGGTAACGACGAGGCACTTACTAGCGTCTTCGGGAACGTCCGCGCGCTATCTGCTGTACTCGGTACAGCTGGAGCGCAGGGCGAGACCTACGCCGCTGTACTAGATAATATCAGTAATAGTACTGGTATAGTAGATGAGGGCTTCGAGAATGTAAGCCAAACGTCGGGCTTTAAATTCCAGCAAACCTTAAACAGTTTACGTAACGCAGGTATAGAGCTAGGAAACGCTTTACTTCCTTTGGTTACTAAAATAGCCACTTTTGTAACTACAGCTATAAACAGCTTTAGAGATCTCAGCACCGAAACAAAAACCGCTATACTAACCCTTACCGCTATAGTAGCGGCAAGCGGCCCTATTATGAGCGGTATAGGTTTTATAGCTACAGCTATAGGCGCACTACTTAGCCCGGTAGGATTAATTATAGTAGGTATAGCTGCCGCTGGTTTTGCAATGTATAAATTTTGGGATCAAGTTAGGCCCGTTCTTGTAGGTACTATAAACTATTTTATAGACCTCTATAACGAGAGCTCCTTATTTAGGTTAGTTATTCAACTAATTATAGCAAGCTTTAAAAACCTATGGACAGTAGGAAAGGCTTTATTTGATGGATTCGGCCAAAACCTAAAAGGTATAGGCCAGCTATTTTTAGGAGCCTTTACTTTTGATCTAGACAAGATTAAAGAGGGCTTAAATAATATTAAAGACGCCGCAGTAGATACCGTTACCGATATTATAGGAGGCATAAGCGATAATTACAGCGAAGCTATAGAAAACGCTTTCGCACCTAAAGACAAGATAGAGCTAGTAACCGAGGACGGACTACAGCAGGGTATAGACAATATGCTAGATCCTATTAAAAAAGGCTGGGGTAGTCTTAAGGAAATGTTTAGCTTTAAAGGCGGAGCAGGTACTAGCGGAGCAGGTGCTTCTAGTAGTCCAGCAGCCGTTATAGAGGATGCCGGAGACGCGGCAGAAGAAGCAGAGCCTAAAATAAATAAGCTTCAAGCCGCGTTTACTAGCTTAAAAAATAATGTAGACGTAGTAGGCTTAATGGTTAACGAGCTAGGTAACGCCTTCCAAACGATCTTTACCCATCAAATAAACGCAGCTTTAGGAGATACGGAGCAGAGCTTTAAAGAGATGACCAGTAGCGTTATATCGGATTTAAAGCAGCTAGTAATAAAACTCATAGCGGCAGCCGTAGCAGCGGCAGCGCTAGTAGCTTTATTAGCTATGGCAGGAATAGGAGGCTTTAGTATAAAGACCGCTTCCGATTTTGCTACTGGATTTAAAGGAGTATTCGCAGGAATGAGCGGCATAAAACTAGCTAAAGGTGGGTTAGCATTTGGTGAGACTCTCGCTGTGGTCGGCGACAACCCTAACGCTAGAATGGATCCGGAAGTAATAGCCCCACTATCTAAGCTTAAGAATATGATAGGCGGAGCTGGTGGCGGTACCGTAACGGTAGTAGGTAAGCTATCCGGCCAGGACATCTTACTAAGCAGCGAAAAAGCAGGAAGAACACGAAGCAGATATAGAGGGTTTTAAATATGGGGTTAAGGTTATATAGTGAATTTCACAGCTCAACGGATAAGCTTTTTAAAGTAGAGATCCACGACAGCAGCTTTAGCGGAACCGCTGAGGCTTTCACTGTTGCGGGCGATGGGTTTACCTTAAACTACAGCGGAGAGACCGACGACATAGTAAGCCCTATTATAGGCTCTAACTGTACTATAAGCGCGTACAATAATAGCGACGCCTTCGACACGTTTATAAACCTGCTTAACAACTACCAAGAGGAGCGCTTTACAGTTCGTATATACGGGGAAGCGGATAGTATAGAAGACGGTCTAGTAATGAGCTATTACGATACCGAGCTGCCGCCGGATAACGGGTTAGTACTTTACTGGTGTGGTCTTATTATGCAGGATCTAATAACTATAGAAGATACGCATAAGCCCTACGTCTTTAGCATTACAGCTGTAGACGGTATAGGACACCTAGCTAACAAACAGTTTACGAGTATAAGCAACGTAACGCTAGAAAGTTTTATAGAGAGTGCAGCGGACGCTATAGGAATAGATAGCTTATATGCAGACGACGACCTACTGTACGCCACTAGCGTTAATATTTGGGACACTCAGCAAACCTATAGCACCTCTAACGACGTAACCACTTTAACGCGCTTTAGCGCCTTAGTATTTGCAGATAAAGAAGAAGACGGTAGCTATGTATACTCTAGCTATTTAGATGTATTAAAAGAGCTTTGTATAGCCTTTGGCGCTAGGTTCTACCAACGCGAGGGGGTTTACTACTTCGAGCAATACTTAGAGCGTACCGTAACTACTAGAACGGTAAGCGCTTACCATAAGGACGGTACTAAAGCTTTTACTTCTACTGTTAGCGACGACGTAACCCTCGACGGTACAACCGGAGGAGGGGCACGTCTAGCGGGTAACAGCTTTAACTTCTTACCGGCACTAAAAAAAGTACAAGTAAGCTACAACCAGGAGCGCAGTAATAACCTACTAGCTAATAGATTGACCTACACCGGTGCAACGGGTAGGCAGGATTTAGGCTTCGTAGTAGATGACAATAGCGGACAAATCCAAGTAACGGGGCAGCTTATATACCAGCTTACCCATAACGGTAATGCGGGTGCGATAGCCTTAGATTTTTGGCGCCCGGTATGGCGGGTAGAGCTTCGTGTAGAAGACGCGGCAAACCCGGGAACCTTCCACTACCTTAAGAGAAACTTTAACCCTAGTGGGGGACAGCTTTACGGAGCTACAAGCTGGACAACTACACCTAGCTTTTACCACGTAGACGCGGGTACAACAAGAAACGAGGCTAGCGGCGCTTACATAAGTAACACCTTTAGCCTAGTTACTCCGCCTCTACCGGTAGACGGGGACGCGCAGCTAGACGTAAACTACTACCGCGTATACGACGGTTTCAATAACACCGTAAAAGCGGTGCCTACTTACTTTACGGAGACTAACCAAGTAAAGGAAGTTACAGCTACCTACTTTAATGGTAACGGAGGCGTAAGCGATGTTACGGTATTTAGTGCTACGAATACGGACACTAATATAAATAGTAACCTTATTCTAGATTTAGGCGAGTTAAGGGTAAGCGATTCTTTAGGCTTGCAGGGTAGCTTTTACGTATACAACGGCAGCGCCTGGGTACCTTCTACGCAATGGCGCCGAGGGAATAGCGGTAGCTATACGAGCTTACTAAAGCTTTTAACTAATGAAGTACTAGCGCTACATAAGAAACCTATAGAAAGGTACAGCGGCACGATTGTAGGGCCTTACCCGTTCGGGGTAAGGTACAGCTTCGAGAGTGCTTTTTGGCTTCCTATGAGCGGAAGCTATAACGCTAATATGGACGAATGGTCTAGCGAATGGTTTAAGGTTCAAAAGGACTTAAGTAATATTACTATAGACAGTCCAGTAGGTAGCGGCGGCGGTGCTGACTTCGTAGCAAGGGTAAGCGGTCAGCAGGGAACGGACGAGGTAATAAACGGCGTAGACATTACAGTAACTACGAGCGACGTAACCGGTAACCAAACCATAGGCGGTACGCTAGGGGTTACGGGTAACAGTACGTTAGCTGCTACGAGCGTAGGGGAGTTTACTACTACCTCTAGAGTGAACGTAACTATAAACGATATTACCGCAACAGGCGGCGGATCAGAAAATTTATCCGCAAACAAAAACTTTAGCTTCCTTACTTATTCCGGTGAAAACGGAACCTATACTATAACACTACCCGAAGCTGAAGACGGCGTTATACTGCGATTTAAAACGGACGACACTATAGCCGCAAACAAAACAGTAACGATAGCGCCGCAAGCGGGCGGGCGTATTGATGAAGAGGCTAACTATGTATTAAACCGTCCGCTAGATGGCGTTTCATTATTAGGCCGTTCCGGATCTAACAAATGGTATGTAATACAAAAGAAAGAAAAATAAATAAGTACTAAGTTTATACTATATTAAATACTACTAATGAATGAGAAAGGCTCAATTTTTTTACCTGCTACGCAGAGGCCTACTAAGCGGAGGCTTAAACTTAATAAAGGAGGGGTTAGTTATGGCCAGTAAGTTTACTACCCAGGGGCTATCCTTTCCCGTACAAGGCTCAGCCCTATTCAACGGGACGAGTGATTATATAGAGGCTCCACTTTTAAACGATTATAGCGGTTATAATGGCTTAACCTTTTCCGCTTGGATGTATTCGGGTGATTTGACCAACAATAAAACCATCGCGTCAAACTGGGGCGATAATGCAAACTTAAATTTTGGTTGGTTAATTTTTACTGGTCAGTTTGTAGATTACCGCGTTTCTTGGTTGGTATCAGATGACGGAACAAACTACAACCGATTAGATAACGGAACCAACCTAAACGAAAATCAATGGTATTACATTACGTGCGTTTGGGAAGCGGGTGTGGCGAAGATTTACATTGACGGCAGTTTAGATGGAAGCGATTCAACTGGTGTACCTTCATCAATTTACGCAACTGATTTTCCTACAATCATTGGGGCTGATTTTGACGGCCCTAGCGAAACTCCATTCAGAACATTCAACGGCAACCTTGCAAACGTCGCAATATGGAACCGCGCACTTTCAAGCGATGAAATAAACTCTGTGATGTGGAAGCCTTACCAAGCGTTAAACGCTACGGAATCAAACGGACTGCAAGCGTGGTACTCTTTAGACGATATAGCAAGCCCTACGGCATCGCTCGCGACAATGGAGCAACTCGCAACGGATAAAGACGCAACAATCGAAAACAAGGCGGCCATCACGGCGGCCATAAATGCACTAAGCTAATGGCACTAATTGACAAAGCGAGCCTTTTAATGGTGCCAAGCACCTACGAGGCGGGGAAATTATACAACGTACTACCAAGCGGAAACCGCGCACCGGATAGCACCGACCAAAATAGTGGGTACGACCAAACGCGGGCCGATTTTGATTTTGACCGCGGGAGCAATGCGGCGGCCAGTAGAATCAATAGTTTCGGATTGATAGAAAAATATCGGGAAAACTTATTGGTGCAGAGCAACCAGTTTGATACGACTTGGGGGAAAGTAAATATTTCAACAACAAACGGCCAAGAAGGTTACGATGGAACGAACAATGCTTGGAAAATTGAAGGCACTGGAAGCGCGGCATTTTCTTATTTATTACAAAGCGAAAGCAATAATATAGTAAAGACGCGTAGTGTTTACGCAAAGGCTGGTAGTGTATCTTATTTAGGTATTTGGGGAAGTGGTTCAAATTTCGGTTACTTTGATTTATCAAATGGTACCTTGGACAACATCAGCGGTTCAAGCGCAATAACGCATTCTATTACCGATGTAGGAAACGGATGGTATAGATGTGAATTCACTACAACTGGGAGCACCTCATCTTTTTATATAGTTGCATCGGCAAATGCAAACGGAACAAGTTTGAGCACTGGCGATTACATCTACATCCAATCAGCACAACTGGAAAGCGGCCTCGTAGCTACCGAAGTTTTGACCAGCGGAGCGACCACCGGCAAGGCGGGCGTACTCGTCGATTTGCCGCGGATAAATTACGACGCGAACGGGGAAAACGGGTCGCTTCTTTTGGAGCCGAGTCGTCAGCAGTTGTTTAATTATTCCGAATACTTTGGCGATTGGGGCGTTTCTGCTGGAACGCTTACCGCTAATTCCGCAACAAGTCCGGAAGGCGTGAAAAACGCTTATTTATTTACTGAAGATACAACAACGGGTTACCATAGATTCGCTAAAAATTCGGGTGGTTCAAATTCAACCAAGACCTTTAGCGTGTTTGCTAAATGGGCTGGCGGTAGTGGTCGCAAATGGCTGACGATGGACAACGGCCCTATCTGCTATTTTGATTTAGAAAACGGCGTTAAAGGAAACGTTGGCGCAAATTGCACCGCAGATATTGAAGACTATGGAAACGGCTGGTATCGTTGTTATTTTACACATACCAATAGTATAACTGGAACGCTTTACATAGGAAGTTCAAACACAAACGGCGGAGCCGGCAACCATTTAGGAAATGGCGAAAACGCTTTTTATTTGTACGGGGCTCAAGCAGAGGACGGCGCAACCTACGCGAGTTCGTACATCCCGAACCATTCGGGGACGGGCGGAGTTACCCGCGCGGCGGATTCTTGTTCAGTTACGGGCGCGAGTGATGTGATTGGGCAGACGGAGGGGACTTTGTATGCGGAGTTTGAAATAGGAGAAGATAACGCACATTTCTTCTTGTACACAAACACAAGTAATGCTATCTACATTCAAACAAGAATAGGCGATATGTGGAGGGCTTATGTAATAAACGGAGGCGTGTATCAAGTTACAATAACAACGGGGTCAGTTCCTACAAGCGGATTTGTAAAAATGGCTTTTGCATATAAGGAAAATGATTTTGCGTTGTATGCAAATGGAAGTTTGATTGGCTCGGATACATCGGGGAGCGTACCCGCTTGTGATTCATACGACCTTGGACTCGGCCCTTATGGAGCCGGATTTAGTGCAAAGCAAACAAAACAAACCGCCCTATTCAACGAACGATTAAGCAACGCGGAACTTGCAACCCTTACAACTTTATAAGCTATGAAGTACACATTTAGAAAATACGAGTTTACCGACGCGGCGAGCGCACAAAGCGCAATCGACGCGCTCGGCGTTGATGAAGAAAATGGCACACCAACGCACCGCCATACAATCGCAACGCTGGGGCATATCGTAACCACGGCGGCAACCTATGACAAAGAGGGGAAACAATTGAAAGCGGCGGTACTGGCTAAAAAATACTCCGTCGACGTGCTTTGGCGTGATGGCGTGGTAAGTGATTGGAAAGCGAACATCGTTTGGCCCGACCCCGTTGGCGTCCATAGCTTTGGCAATAGCGAGGCAAACGCGGAATACACCGCGACGCTTTACGCACTATTTCCCGACCGCGTGCCGGTTATTGATAACGATTTAAACGACTAAAAAAATGGGCGTAACTACAACTTTAATAAATAAGCCGTTCAATCCGAGAGCGCAAGACCAAAGCCCGAAGGGGTACAATAGGGCTTCCCTCTTTAGTGGTAAGGCCTTGGATTTTGACGGGGTGAATGACCGATTAGATGGCGGCAGTATTGATGCTTTAGGTACTGGTGATTTTAGTTATTCGGTGTATTTCAACCCCGATGGATTTTCTTCATATCACGGCCTTTTTGCTATTGGCACAATATATAACTTTGGGTTATTAACACATCAAACAACGGGGCAAGTTTATGCTTATTCAACTACAACTGGAGATATTAATTCGGGTTATTTTTTAAAGGATGGCGAATGGCAACACATCACATTTGTAAAAAGCGGAACAAGCCATAAATTTTATATTAATGGCAAATTGTTTTCGGATATTACCGATACCGAATTTTCAGTATCTGCCGGAAACTATAAGATTGGGCAAATCACATCTTATTTTGCAAATGGGCAGTATTCAAACGCTCGCCTATTCAACACCGCATTAACCGCTGAACAAGTGGCCGACCTATACAACAATCCCGAGAAGGTCGTACCTACTGGAGTAGATAACACCGCTTTAAAGTTATGGCTTCCAATGATGGAAGGCGCGGGAACGACGGCGTACGATGGTAGCGGGAACGGCAACCACGGGACAATTTCGGGGGCCACATACGTCAACGGAATCGGCGCACCCGTAGCGCAGTCGGCGGTTATTGATTGGAATAAGGGGACGAATGAAACGGCGTATTCCGAAGAGTTTAATTCTTGGACAACAAAAAACGATATTACTATTGTTGACAATGACGCAACCGCGCCCGATGGACAAGAAACCGCGGCAACAATAACCTTTGCCGCAAGTCAAGCGAATGCAAGGGTTCAAGATTTTAAATCGGGTTCTTTTGGATTAGAAAACCAAATTGTTAGCGTATGGGCAAGAGCGACAAGCGGTACCGCTCCATTTCGTTTTAAGTGTTCGCACGGCGGAGTTACCGATTATTTTTCAAATGACCTCACGGCCACAACTGAATGGCAACGCTTTTCATTTAGCCAAACATTTGGCTCAAGTGCTGGAACGGGTGTGTTCTACGGACTATACAACGGCACAGATTTAGCGGCGCGTTCGTTAGAATTTTGGGGCTTTCAATTACAAACGGATGCGTCGGCTTTAACGCCATACGTTCGCACGGGCGCAACCGCCCAAACCTCGGAAGTATTACTCCCGCAAGGCTTAACAACGGGCCGCGATATTACGGGCGTGAATCTATTTGAAAACGTGCGGAAACAAGGCGCGCTAAATCTTGACGGGAATTCGTGGGCAGA